TATTCCCTTGGTCTTCTTCGCGTTTTTTTCGCAATTTTTGATATAAATGATCATTTTGTTTAGGTGCAACAGGCATTGTTCTTTTAGGATGATCTGTCCCAGCGTGCGCAGCACCAGCAAGAGCAGCAATTAAAGCATGTACCCAATGTTTTTTTCCACCGCCATCCGACATGTCGTTAGTCCTTCTTCTTATTAAGTTGATCTAGCATATCAGCAGTAGAACCAACGAACAGATTATTGTTTACGATCTTTTCTGTTGGTCCGTGTCGTTTTTCATCGATTTCTAATTTGAGCTTTTCAATTTCGAGTAACTGTTTATTGGCACCAACCATCTGACCAAGTAATTGACTCAGTACAGCGAATGCTTGAGGATGTTGTGATGCTGACGCAACACCAACCAATTCAGTATATGACATTTCACCAAGTTCGATGAGACGTTTGATATTATCTCTCACCTCATCGAATTTGTCGTCGTCACTCATAACTTCTGTGCTCAGTGGCTTTGGTTGTCTAACCGTTATAGTATGTGTAGGCATTGGTTTGACACCCAAAGCTTCTGCCAAAGCATCATCATTAATATTTTTCATTATTTACCCTTGCGCGTGTCTTTATTAATAGTATCGATCAAGTTCCTCTTTGGCTTACCACTTGCCTTCTTCTTTTTTGGCTTACCACTTGCCTTCTTCTTTGTTTGTGGTACGACAGGTTTTTTTGTTGGCTCTTCATATTCGCCTTTGCCGCGTGCCGCTTCTTGATCTTCGGGTTTATCGATTTCCCACTCACCATTATTTTTCTTTGCATGATCGAGTATTTTTTCAATATGTTTCTGTACTGGATGCAAGAACGAACCTTTCAGCTCATCGCCCTTCGTGGATTTTGTTGCGGATGTAGCCATAATCCCACCAGGAACTGCGCCCTTTGGTCCCTTGTATCTTTCTTTAGATGCTCTATCAGGCAAGAATTTTTCATCGTGATGCCTTGAGTCTGTTGGCATTGGGCCTTTTGGTGTTTGGACCAATCTTGGATGTTGGACGTGTTGTTTTTGATAAGTATAGCGAACTCTTTCCCCATCTTCTCTTGTTACGGTTTTGTGACCATGATGGGCATTCTCTGGTGTAGTCGCTTTTCCATCAGCATCATAATGTCCTTCGTCTGGTTTTTTCGCGTCTTCGTCACTAAGTAAATGTTCTTTTGTGCCCGCATCCCAATATTTTGCATGCGTAATGTGGTCTTGAAATCTCTTATCATCTGGCGAGCCGCGTGGAATATCATGTACTGCATAAGATCCTTTTGCTGGCTGTTCTTGGCCATCTTTATTTGTAATTTTTTTGCCAGATGCAGTTTGGCTGGTAATAGTTTGACGAATGCGACGAGCATCGCGTGTCTGATTATCAGATACATTCAATCCGTCTTTGGTTTTGGCACCGCCATTAGAGTATGTGACGTGAATGCCATTATGTACGTCTTGTTCTTTCTCGCCTTTACCATAAGAATTTGAAATGATAGTTTTCTTATGTCCGTTTTTCGGATCTTTTTCTCTGATTTGCTTATTGATATTAGCAATGTGAGCATGATCGCCATCTTGGTTTTCCGAAACGACGTTTGGTCTATACATTGGTCGTTTGCCTTCACCGATGGCATTAGCAGCATGATTTTTCAGAGAGTGAATGTGTGCCAATGCCCAATCACTAGTCATTCTAGGATCGTGCATCGCCTGCGTTGCGAGATGTCTATTAATAGCAGCCGCACCATACTGATGTTCGCTCTTCGGAGCAAAACACGATCCTGCTTTTGGGTTTGCTTCGCCACTCTCACTAACTCCACCACCGCAGCCCTTTGTCTGATGCGGACATGTGGATATAACACTTTGTTTTTCATCTTCTGCGCTACCAGTAGAATAAGACGAATGACCAGCAATCATTTTAGACGATTGAACAGAATGTTGTTGCCCATGTTCATCGGTTTCATAATGTGCTGTGTCTGTTTTCTCTCCCGGTTGTAGTGTTGGTGTCTGTAGCTCTTTAAAAGCTCTTTTGCCCTTACCTTTTCTGCCTTCTTTATCATCAGGATGCGGAGTTGGTTTTGACGGATCGTAGCCCCGCAAGTGACCAGCGGCATGAAGCCTTGCCATGGCTTTGAGTTCGGCTTCGTGTTGCTCGCTTTCCGACTTTTCGAAATGCTCTTCTGATACTGCCTCGTGCTTAAGGCGAACTTGTCCTACGGTAAGTGGTTTATGGTGTTCGTCGCCATATACTTCGCGTCTTTTTGCGTTGCTGTCAGGCACCCCAGGATACAATATATTTGGTTTGCCTTTACCACCAGATACAGGGGTACCCCTTATGATGGCTGTAGGCATTTCTACCGAGGATGCAGCAGATGTTCTGGCGTCGGCTGTATGCTGGACAATCGTTCTTTTAGGATTTGTTGGGTGTAGTTGAACACCGTTTGGTAAAGCAGTGGATTCATTGGATTCATTCAAAGACTCGCCCGGTAATGCTTGTCCTGGTCGCCGAGTAACGTAATCATGTCTATTTTGGTTATGGCGCAATTTGTTCTGTACGGTGGTTTCGTGGTCGGCCTTGTCGCCATTGAAATGTTTTACAGCCTCTGCTATAAATTGTCTGAAATTGAGCATATGTGTTCTCCGCGAAATGTTTTTTGTTGTTGGTTATTTAGTGTCTAGTGCTTATAACCGGATTAGCTTCAAGCCACACTTTATATTCTTCGGTTAATGTCATGTGATTATTCCTTATGTACTCGTATTTGCATCTGTTTCGTCATCCCAACACACCAGAACTTGTCTGTCCGGCATGTGCAATCTGTTGTGATGTCTTGCTTGAAAATCCATAATGTTGTTTCCTATTGTTGTTTCGGTTCTCTATACATATTGCCAGAGAGACTAAAGTCTTTATTTCGCCCCTTGTTTTCCACATATCCGTGACGTTTATAAAATTTCTTCAGTCTAGAAGAAGAGGTTGTTCCGTGGTGATCATCTCTAACAGCTGTTGTTAAAGTGACTCTTTTGTTTTGCGTATCTGCATAAGCGTTGAGATCTTGTATAGCAGCAGAACCAACGCCAGATTTTCTTTTGTCTTTAGGGACAATAATATTGTGCAAATGTATGTTGTCTGGTCCATGTGATGTTGAGAATTTTATACCATGCTTTTTTTCCATGGTATAATCAAAATCTTCGTTCTCTAGCAAGAATTGTTTGAATGATTTCATGTTAGCTACTCGTATTTGCATCTGTTTCGTCATCCCACACAACCACATAACCGAAGTCATCATCAACTGCTACGTTAGCGTATGCAATAGTCGCATCAGCATTGCTGGTAGCAGCACCATTTGCATCTAAGCCCGGTGTGACGGTATACTTCATGACAGTGGTATTGGTAGTTGATGTGTTGCCTACAAAGAATTGAGTATTAGCAACTTTGACGATTGGTTTACTGAGAACAGGACCATAGAAATATGCCTTCATCTCAAATGTTAGTGTCCAGAAAACTGTGCGACGATCTTCATCCAATGCGCCTTGATACCGATCTTCAAAATTAACACCTGTAAGAGTAACTGGGGTGTCATGTTCTATTTCCATTGCGGGTATAAGGTTAAGTGTTGATGTGAATTCTGGTGTGAAAAACGGAAGGATTTGTTCGACAATCTGATTGCCTTCTTTCAAGTTTTTCGACATGATGTACACTTGAAATGTGAGATTGTATGGAACAGGATTGAATGTGCGCTTAAGCTTATTCAGATCAGCATCATCTTTGCGTACTGTCTTACCGAGGATTGGTAACTTACGATCTGCGTCATATGTTATGCCAGTCATCTCAAAACCAATATGCGGGAATGCCAAGAAACCAGGAGGACAATTTTGTGACTCTGGGCTTCCTGGTTTGATGTCCACACGCAATAGGTTTCGATCCTTACCTGAATAAGACAACGGAACTCTCACCAATGATGTTTGTTCACCACTGGTAGGATCGAATTTTTCGATTCGAATATCAGAGAATATGCGACCAAAATAGACGACATAATTTCTGAAGTGATCAAATCCAAATGGTGAGTGGCCATAAAGTGACATTAAATCTTTTCCCTTCGTTTAGATTGAATACCATTGATCCATTTTCTCATCTTTTT